TAATAATCTACCTACCTATATGCGGAAACGATTATACTTCGACATCGAAGTTTCTCCGAATATTGGAATGTTTTGGGAAGCCGGTTACAAGCTGAATATAGGAACAGAGAACATAGTTAAAGAAAGAGCAATCATTTGTATCTGTTACAAATGGGAAGGCGAGAAGAAAGTTCATTATTTAAGATGGGATAAAAACCAATGCGACAAAACCTTACTCAAAGAATTTATCAAAGTCGCTAACGATGCTCACGAACTTGTAGGGCATAACTCGGATATGTTTGACCTGCCTTGGATTCGTACAAGGTGTCTTTTTCACGATATAGAGATGTTTCCAACTTATATTACAATTGACACTTTTAAAATCTCTAAAAATAAGTTTAAGTTTAATTCGAATAAACTTGATTACATAGCGAAGTTTTTAGGAGTAGGTGCAAAGATTAAAACCGATTATTCTCTTTGGAAGGATATCGTTTTAAAGAATTGCGAAACCTCTATAAAAAAGATGATTCGTTATTGTATGCAAGATGTTTTGATTTTAGAGAGAGTACATCAAAAACTCAAGGCACACGACATAATTAGAACACATTTTGGAATACTCATCAATAATGATAAAGGTTGTTGCCCTGAATGTGGAAGCTATAAAATAAACCGACAAAGAATAAGGATTTTGGCTTCTGGAACACAGAAAGCACAATATAAATGTATGGATTGCGGAAGGTATCACGAAAAAATTATCAAATGAGTAAGATACTTAACGAACTTATTTCGGAGTTTGAGAACAGAGAACAGATAGGTTTCTTAAAATACGGAACTACAATGGATAGGAGTGATTTAAATTTCTCGGATTGGTTACAACATTTCAAGGAAGAATTAATGGATGGTTTATTATATTTACAAAAAATACAAAATGACACACAAAGATTATCCGATTATCAAAAAGCAGATTCAAGAATTAGTGAAAGTATTAACACCGATAGAGAGGCTTCAGATGCTCGAACCTCTTTGTGATAAATACAGAAGGCAATCCAGAGCGGAAGTAGAAAAAGATGTAATTGAGTTTTCTCGTAGAAAAGGAATACCACGAATTAAAACGGATTACTAATGGAAGAGATAATCGAAACACCAATAAACCTATCTCCACACGAGGACATTGCTGCTTCTACCAACGCATTGGGGGCATTGAGTGAATTTGATTATGGAATGATGAACGAAGAAGAAAAACAAATCTATAAAGAAATTAAGCTAATGGCTTTATACATAATACATATTGGATTGAAAGAAATTTATACTGCTAATTTTTATGGAGAAAAAGATACACCAAGTAGTACATAGAAAATTAGGTAAGGAACAAGCCTACGGAATAGCTTATACAGAAGAGAATAAAATGGAAATTGACATTCGATTAAATGGTTATAGATATTTACTTTACTTATTACACGAGCATTTTCATTTAAAGCACCCAGAGTGGTCAGAAAATAAAGTCCGAAAAGAATCATCAAAGACTGCTCGGTTTTTGTGGCAAATGAGTTTTAGGTTGGTTGAGTTAAGGTAGGTATTAAAGATTCTCCTGTTGTCGGGTTGCCAAATATTTTAATATCGTTTTGGTCAATGGTTCTAACTATACCGCTATGGTATATTCTTACGATAAATTGAGGATTAGAATGTATAGAACCTGCAATTATAAATAAAGCAACACCATAACCTAATGGAGTTTCAACATCAAAAGGGTTAAGAATTTCGTGTATAGTTTGTACTATCATAAAAAAAGGTTACCTGTGGCAGATGGGGTTTCGGTTGGTTGAGTTAAAATGATTTTCTTGATACAATAGTTTTCTTAAAATATATGTCTTTCCAATTATCTCTACTAATAAACAAGTTATAGAAACTTTCAGGGTTTAAATAAATATTTCTTTCTTTTTTTACACAGGACTTACATTGATTTCTTCGGTAATCTTCAACTAAATTAAACTCCGTTTCGGATTTATCTTTTTTGCAATCATTACAAATCATAATCTAAATTCATTTAATCTTGATTGAGGTATTTCGTACAATTCCGCTTGACAAGTAATTTCTTTTTTATCATCTCTGATTCTTATTGCACCTTTCGGATAAATATTTGCTACCTTTTCTAAATCGTTTTTCCAAATCCATCCGCATATTTCAATCACATTTTCAAAGTAATTAAAGTTTAAAAATACCAATATATCTACCTTGTAATTTTTTTGTAAGCCAACAAAATTGTTTACATAGGATTCTTTCATAAATCCTTTTCTTCCCATTGTCTTTACATCAATAGAAAAGTTTTTGTAAGTTAAATCAATGCCATTATCAAAGCCTGTTTTTAATTTTGGAAACTCGTTAAATAAATAATTATAGAAAGCTACTTGTCCTAAAATTCCTATGTATTGCTTATTCTTATCTCCATCAAATTGACCTCTGTTTGCTACATTGTTATTCTTTACAAAATCAATAACATAGTTTTTCATTGTTGCATCAATATTTATTCTTTTTAGTTTCACTTCTTCAGTATTGAATAAATAACTAACATTAGTTCAGCGAGTGGTTTCTTCTGGTCCTCTTTAACATTTTGCCTATTTGCCCAATCAGTAAAATCCTTTCCTAATTGTTTACATTCATCAAATGCTCCGATATATTTATAGGTATAGACAATCCAATTACAACACATTCTGATTCCTTTGTGTTTTTTGTAGCAATTAATAAAGTTGCGAGGATTCTTTTCATACTCTCTTGCATAGGTTAAACTTAATTCAACAAATGAATTGTTAATTATTTCGTTGAATAAATCGTTATTGTCTTTATGGTCATTCATATATTTTTGGTTTGTTCCCAAATGTATATGATAGCATAAATCATCACAATAAAACTAATAACAACAATAGAGAGAAACAAAATATTATCAGACATTGTTAGCTTTATTTATGTAATAAATATATGTAAAACCTTTTCTTTTTTGTTCGAGGAAATAATCATTTAAAATCATTTGCTTGGCTTCATCTACTTTGTCTTTGTAGTATTTCAAATAAGCATTAAATTCTATTTTGCCATCTACCATTAATCTATCGTACAAGTGTGGGTGCATTTCTTTTGTAGATACTCCGTTTAAATAAGCGGTAAAGCCTTTGTTAACTTCTTTATTCCATTCATCTTGCTTGTCTGGATATCGTTGGTCATAAATACTTATGTCTGCCGTTAATAGTGGCGTTTCATAATAAGAGCGTTGTTGTCCTCTTCGATTTGTGAAAGTTCGTACCCAATCGATAATTGTTTCGGGGTCGGCTGAATAAACCTTTCCATAATCTCCCGACAATCCGCTTTCAAAGATTGTCACTAAATCGTTCATTGATATTTCTGGATATCGTTTTTTAATAACTTTCATTACAAGTTCTTCGGTTTCATCGGAGACCTTTTTAAATCTTCTCAAGTATTCAAATGCAGGATTCATAATTCAGATAGTTTTTTGTTTCCTAATATAGCAAGTGTTTGTTTTATAGATTCCGTTGAGGGTTCTATTTTAGTTCGTGTTATCCATCCGCTTACTGAATGTACCCAAGATTTCATTTTGTTTTTACCTATAAACCAACCTACACTTTCATAGTAATCTATAAATCTTTTAGCTTGATAGGAAGCGGTTTTTTCATCCCATTTGTTTAACATTATTTCTTTTACTTGTTCTTCTGTTGGTTTAATAAATCCTTTGCCTTGTACTTCTTTGGTTTGAAAATCAATATCGTACCGAGATAATAAATCTATAACTTTTTTGTGTATAGGACTTGAAGGATTTAATTCAGTTCCGTATTGGAATTTTACAAAGTCAACACAAAGTATTTTACTATCGGGTAATTTCTCAAATTGATTGCCGTTGTCTATGTTTAAAAGCATTTCTTCATCTACTTTGTTACCGATAACATAAGAGGCAAGAGTAAAGTTAGGCTTCCAGATTCCTGCAAGGTCGCATTTATCTCGTACATATTTTACTAAACACTTTTCGGTTGGAGTACAAGACATAAACCACTCTTTCTCCCAGATATCAGTATCAACAAACCGCTTTGGCATTTTCATAGTATTTTATATTGCTAAAAAATTCACTTTCGCTTTCATATCTTACAAACGGCATCTTTTGTGTTATTACTCTTTTATATTTAGTTTCTATTCCTAAAAGGTAAGCATATTCTTGTACCTTTAAGTAATAAGGATAAAAATAAAAGTCCTTTGTTTTAATGTAATGTTCTATTTGCTTTCGTTGGCAAGATAAAGGGGAATGGGAAGTATAACCAACCATTGAAGCTATTTCTACAATTCTTAATGGGAAGTGTAAAAATATAAAATAAGATAGTGCTTGTCTTATTGAGCAAATTGATATGTGTCTTTTATTAAAACTTTTCTTGGTATATTTAGACCTTCTTTTTTTTAGGTCGCTCATTGTGATTCCGTATTCCTCACAAATCATTTCTATTAATCGTGTTGCTTTTTCGTGTGTGTTCATTTATGTTATATTATTTTCTTTAATAAGTTTTGTAATGTGCATTTTTTCATTAAATTCTTTCATAACCATTCCATAATTATTTATTTTATCAGATATTTCAATATTGGTTTTTTTTATTAATTTGTTTTTTTTGAAACTACTATAATCAACTTCGTGATGCCATCTACCAAATTTCCATTTAACTTCTACACAATCAGGATGTTGTTTTTTTAGGCTTTCTGCAAACTCTCTTCTATTATCTCCTGTATTGTAAATCGTATCCGTATTGCCACCTTTTGCTCTCATAGTAGTTTCTTTATTCACAAGAAAAGCATTGAATAACATAGTTACCCATCCATCCTTTAAAACTCTTAAACTCAAATCAGTATCTTCATTATATTTGCCCCTCCATCTATAAGGTAAATCATTTTTAAGTAATATACAGGAATATACTCTTGTGTTTAGTCTATATGGTTCAACAATAGCATCTTTAAAAACAAATGAATTATATTGAAATCCAGCAATTGCTATATTTTCATATCTATCTACAAAATCTTCAGCAGCTTTAAAAATGACACCCGTTGTGCAAATAAGTTTCATATTCCTATTAAGCCTGTAAAAACTATCCATATTATCATCAAAAATCCAATGTCTTTTTGAGCCTGTATTTATAGCGTGTTCCCAAACCCAATTTCTTGCAGGTATACTACCTTGCCCAAGATTTGAAAACGGAAGTGTTAAAATATTATTAGGATTAATAACATTAGAATAATTTTTATATTCCTGTGGTTCAACAACTATTTTATATGGAACTTTCATTAATTCCAAAGCTTTAACAGTTTGCCTTTTTAACCAACGACCCTTTGATATAATATAAACAGGATATTTAGGGTTCATATATATATATTTTATTAGCATTTAATCCTCTTACAATACAAGGATGCCAAATAGCTTTGGTTTTTTTCGTGATTTTTTGATTGATTAATTTTGAAAAATCATCTAAATCTTCTTTACAACCAAATCTAATTGTTATTTGAGCATAGGGTTTTTCTTTTTTTGTTTGTGTAAACTCTGGCATATCACGCCATTCTTTTTTCCAATCAGGTTCATTTTCTTCAATATTAAATAATTTATCATTAGCATTTGTGTAGTTCATAAAGAATAATTTATTTATAGGTTTCAATTATTATTTCTAATTCAGACCTTGACCATTTCTTTGTTCGTTGTTCGGCTTCCGCTTCCAATCTCAAAACAAATTCTTCACCATATCTTTTAACGAGTCCTTGCCGGTATTTAATTAGATTCCCAGATAAGTACATATTACATCGAATACATTGCCCATTGGTGTTAAAATAACCTATTTCGTGAGGTAAAGCAAATCTTAAAGCAGAGTATTGACCTTGTGAAAAGTAATGCCCAGCTTGTTGTACTTCCCCACCGCAACTAATACATCCAAGTTCATTATCTCGCTCTCGAATATGAGCGTTGAATTTATCTTGAGCCTTCTTTAAAAGTTTCGGAAGGGGTGTTGCTTTTGCCATTAGAA